GAGGCCCGCAAGGACCAGGAAGAGATCGACCAGCTATACGACGATCCTGCTGGCTGGTTTGGCGAGCATTTTAATGCTGACGGCAGCCTGCGCGACACGGACATTGCCAACGAAACCACCGAAACCGAGGATCACGATTGATCGACAACCCGACGGCGGCATCTGTCTGGATCGGGAAAATACGATCAGGCTGGGCGCGTACATTCTCAAGCTGGAACAGGGATACAGATAATGGCCGACATCGCTGACCGCGCATACATCTCCGAGATGGGATATCTGCAGGACTGCCTTGCTGCCGCACACGATGCCGCCGAGGTTGCCGGGGTCAGCCTGGCTCACTGCGAGATCTGCGGGGAGCGCATCCCCGAGGCCCGGCGGGTGGCCGTGCCCGGGGTGCGGTTGTGTATTGAGTGCCAGGAAGAATTGGAGCGGGGGTGGTGATGTACGGACAGGACGGACACGGGATGTGGGGACGGGTATGCATAGTGTGATCGAGGCCGAGATGGTCGCTGCGCTTGACGAGGTGTATGACCTGTTTGGCGAGGCTGCTACCTATAACGCAGACCCGGTGACCGTCATGTCGAGATACCGGGCATCCGATTCCCAGGGCGATCCTTCGGTTGTCGCGCCCGAGATCGAGATACGGGTTCGCCGGTCCGAAGTGGCCCGACCCGTGCCCGGCGACGCCGTGACCATGGACGGCGTTGACTATGTTGTCAGCGACGAGCCCAATGGATCGTCCATGGAGTGGACGGTGTCTCTGGTGGAGGATGTGTCGTGATACAGGTCGAGATCGACAAGGCCCAGCTGGCCAAGGTGGAGTTCATGCTCGCAGGGATCGAGGACGGCTCGGCCACCGTACTCATGCGGGCCATCAACCGGACACTGACCGGGGTCAAGACCGATCTGGACCGGGAGACGCGTAAAATCTTGAACATCAAGTCGGCCCGGGTCAAAAAGGATATGTCCACGTCCACGGCCTCCAAAGCCCGGTTGCGGGGACAGGTCAATTCTGCGGGCAAGCCTGTCGGGTTGACCCAGTTTTCGGGTACCAAACAAACCAAAAAGGGCGTGTCCGTATCCGTGCGTAAGGACACCCGGCGCTCTATCATCCAGAGGGCGTTTATCGCCAAGGGCCGGGGCGACAACATCCATGTTTTTTGGCGCAAATGGAGCGGCACACGGAAACCCCAAAAAAACATCGTCTATGCCAAATTGCCCCGGAAATACCGTTTGCCCATCAAGACGCTGTACGGCCCGCGCATCCAGGATATCCAGGCAGACCCGGCCGTGCAGCAGGGCGTTCAGGTCAAGGCATCGGGGAGGCTCAACACCCGCATCGCCTACGAGCTTAATTATCTATTGAGGAAATACAATGGCTGATTCAATCCGCGAGCTGATCATCCAGGATCTGCACACCGCGTGCAAGACCATTGCCCGGTATGACGACGCAAATATTGTTCGCGGCAAGACCTTTTTTCGCAAGGACGAGCTGCCCGGTCTGGCTATATTTCCGGGCGTGGAGGAGTCGGTCCGGGAGTACGGCCGCCAAAAAAACACCATGCCCGTGGAGGTCTCGGCCGCTGCCGTGCCTGGGCTGGTCAACTGCTCGGTGTTTGCCGAGACGCTGTTGGCCGAGATCATCGATGCGGTCATTGGGTCCATGGGCCGCACGAGGATCGACAGCCTGGCATACACCGGCGGGGGCGTGGACGACTGGCCCGACGCCGGTGACCAGGCTGTGACCCTGACCGCGACGTTTTCTATCGAGTACACCACCGACATCGGTGACCCATACAACCAGTAACAAGGGAGTTTGCTATGGCAACTGCTGAAAACGCCCAGATCGAATACGAATCCGGGCAAACATTCCATGATTTTGAGGCCCTGACCGATGCCGGGGACGCAACCATCTTCACGTCCACCGAGGATCTTTGGTCGGGTAAATCCGGCAAAACACCTACTGTGCGGCCCAACGGCCTGGTCACCGGCGGGGTGATCACCCCAGGCACGGGCAACGATGCCGTCAATGTCGCGGCCCTGACGTGCTATTTGGCGGGCGAGCTCGAATCCGTGGCCGCTGCTGCCGGGGAGAGCCTGACCCGTGGATCGGTGAGCGATTACATCATCAACTCCATCACCGTGACCGCTGCAGGGGTTATCGCCGTAGTGGCTGGAACAGAAGGCGACGCCTTTTCCACCGAGCGCGGGGCCGCTGGCGGTCCGCCCTGGATACCCACCGGGTCCATCGAGATCGGGCAGGTGCGGCTGACATCAGCCGGTGCGGGCGCAGTCACTGCGGCCGAGATCAAACAGGTGGTGGGCACTCATCAGGAGAGATATGACTATCCTCTGTGGGATGAACACCCCATCAACGTCACGGCCGGTGCACTGACATCTGCGGGCATCGAGTTTTTCGCCGCCCTGGCAGAGATCCACTCGGACGATGCCGGGTCCACTGTGTCGGCAAAAGAGGTCTATGCGTCATTTTACGAGCCCGAGTTTACGCCATTGTCAAAGACTTCCGACTTTGTGCCGCCCGAGACGTCCCACTCGGTCTCATCGACACAGATCTACGGGACGACCATCGGCTCCAGTTCGTCCACCCTGGCCCAGGGATCATTCACCGCCTTTCTGAATAACGGCGTGGACGATCCTTTGATCAAGGAAAAAAACGAGACACTCTGGTTCCGCTTCCGGCCGGACCGTTTGGCAGAGAAATACATCTATGCCCAGGGCAAGCTCGGTATTGGCCGGACATTTGGCGCGGCCGACCAGATTCAGGCGGCCTGCACGGTATCTGCAGAGACCGAGGCCGTGGAGGTCTATGCATAATGGGCTTTGATTCCAAAGCATTCCTAAAGGCCAAGTTCCAGGCACGGGAGGCGACAGTCCCCGTGCCTGACCTGGCCGATTTTTTTACTGACGGTCCTGCAGAGTGGCGAGTCCGTGGTCTCGACGGCAAGGAGCTGGGCCGGGCCAATGAGGCGGCCGCCCGGAACGACACCCTGGCCGCCATTGCCGAGGGTATGGGCTCGCGCGTTCCGTCCGAGATAAAAAGCGCCCTGGCCGAGTTGTTCGCCAAGGACACGCCCCAGGATGTGGCCAAGCGGCTCGAGCTCATCCAGATCGGGTCGGTCGATCCGGTCTGTGATCTGGACCTGGCACTCAAGCTCTGCCGGGTCTATCCTGCCGAGTTCTACATGATCACCACAAAGATCGTGGAGCTTACCGGCAAGGGGTCCGACCGGATTAAAAAAAAAGATTGATGGCTGATCCTTCGGTCACCGCGTCCCTGGCATTGTGCAACAAATCCGGCCGGTTTTTGTTCGAGGTCCGGCCCGATTTGTTCCCGCAAGGGTATCTGACCGACCTGGAGATGGAACTCTGGGGCGAGTATTACGAGGGGCTTAAGCATGGCTGATCTGCAAAAGACCATAGAAATTATCTTTCAGGGGCGGGACAAAGTGTCCACGGCCATCGGGTCAGTGGATCGCAACATCACCTCCCTGTCGTCCAAGGTCGAGGGGGTGGCCCGGCCGTTCGCCGGTATGGCCGACGCCGTGCTCAAGGCCGATGCCGCCATCACGGCCATGGCCGGGGCGACCATTGCCTATGCCGTGACCCAATATGCGTCCCTCGAGGACCAGCTCCTCAAGGTCAAGGGCATCCTGCGGGCCTCGGACACCGAGTACGAGCAGCTGGCACAGACCGTGCGCGAGCTGGGCGCGTCTACCCGCTATACCGCCCAGGAGGCGGCCGAGGGGCTGCAGTTTTTGGCCATGGCCGGTCTGGACGTTGACGAGTCCATCGGGGCCCTGCCCAACGTGCTCCAGCTGGCCCAGGCATCCGCCACGGATCTGGGCCGATCAGCCGACATCGTGACCAATATCATGGCCGGGTACGGCATCGAGGTTGATGACTTGACCCGGGCCACTGATGTGCTCACGGCCACGTTTACAAATTCCAACACCGATCTCAATGAGCTCGGCAACGCCTTCAAAATGGTCGGCCCGGTGGCCAAGTCCCTGGGCATCGAGATCGAGGACACATCCGCCATTCTGGGCACCCTGGCAAATGCCGGGTACAAAGCCGAGATGGGCGGCACGGCCCTGCGTAATATCCTCATCGCCCTGGTCGCGCCCGCGGGTAATATGGGCAAATTGATGAAGGAGCTGGGCGTGGACACCCAGGAGCTGGGCATTGACACGGCCAGTTCCGCGGCCGCCCTCAAGTCCCTGGGCGTCAATGTGCGCACGGCCAATGGGGACCTGCTCCCGTTCGGTGACATCCTGGCACAGCTCAAGACCGGGCTGGACCAGATCCCGTCGTCTGCCGACAGGTCCGCGGCCCTGATCGAAATCTTTGGCAAGCGCGGGGGGCCGCAAATGGCCGCCCTTTTGGAACAGGGCGCAGGTGCTGTCACCGGCCTGGCCGAGAAGATCCGCTCCCTGGGCGGGGTGACCGCCGATATTGCCGAGGAAATGGAGTCGGGCATTGGCGGAGAGCTTAGGCGGCTGCGATCGCAATTCCAGACCCTGACCACGGATCTGGGCGCAGAGCTGGCAACGGGCGTGGGTCCGGTGGCCGCTGGCATCCGCGAGGTCATGGGGGCCATCGATGCAGAGGTCAACAGGGGCGGGGACGGCGCGTTCGGGGATCTCTTTGCCGAGTTCGACGACCTGGGCAAGCGGATCTATGATTTTTTGTCGGACATTGCCGAATCCCTGCCCGAGGCGTTCGAGGATGTTGATTTTTCCGGGCCCATCGAGGCCCTGG